GCTGCTTACTTTTACAGAGTGGACAGATTCTTAAATGTATATGTTTACAGGGAAATATATAAGGAAGATATTATTGTTTCAAAGGCCGCCCAGGAACTTGCAAAGTATATAAAAGAAGAGAACATAAGGTGTGTATATGCGCCTTTTGATATGTGGAACAGGCAAAGAGAAAGCGGAAGAAGCATTGCAGACATATTTTTAAGTTATGGTATTCCCCTTGTAAAGTCGCCAAAGGGGAGAGTAAGCGGTTGGTTATCCGTAAAAGAATTTTTAAAGCCCGTAACGCAGGATGGCAAACTGACATCGCGTTTAAAGATTGCAAGAAGTTGCGTAAATCTTATTAACTCGCTTCCTAAACTTACAAGAGATGAAAACAACTTATCCGATGTATCAAGATTTCCGCATGATATAACCCACGCACCTGATGCTTTAAGATATTTTTTAGGAAATATTTTTTCGCCTCCCGAAATATATGAAAAAAATCTTATGCCCTATGAAGGTTACAATTTTACAAATTCTAAAAAGGAGGAAGAACTGTTTATTGATGAAAGTTTAATAGATAGTTTCTATGATTAAATGCAAATAGTTATAAATTTAATGTTTTTGTCTGTAAGTTTAATGGTGTTTTTCTCTTACAGGCAAGGAATAAAGGATAGTTTTTACATAAACAATAACCTGCCTCTTAAAAATAATCCTGAAAAATCGTATGAGAGTGAACTTGCACGAGAGTACGATAAAATGTTAAGTTATGAATTTGAAATGGCAGGTGAGGAAAATGATAAGTAATCTGCCTTCCGATATTTTTACTCAGTATGAGCAGGGGATATCCTATAAAAACACCATCAATTTATATAAATCGGTTGATGAGGCTCACAGGCTTTTTAACGGAGACCAATGGGCAGGGCTTTCGGTAAAGAATATGCCAAAACCTGTATTCAACCTTATTAAAAGAGTAATTCAATATAAAATTTCTGCATTAAAATCAAACCCCACATCAATTACAGTATCTTCTGAAAACCTGGATGGTGAGGGGGATTTAAGCCACATTGGTATAATGCTTACCAAACTTATAAAAAATATCTGGGAAAGACTTCAACTTGATGCCAAAAACCAGAGGGGCTTAAAAGATGCAGCACTTACGGGGGATTACATATTGTATTTCTACTGGGATCCGTCTATAAAAACAGGACAGGGTTATATGGGAGATATAAACTGTGAGATAATAGACAATACATCATTTTTTCCCGGAAATCCCAATGTAGCCGATATTGAAAAGCAGCCTTATATTATTATAGCTTTAAGAGAACTGACAACAAATTTAAAAAGAGAAGCCAAAAAAAATAAAAGACCTAAAGAGGAAATAGACTTGATTATGCCTGATTCAGATAATTTTTACAGTGCAGGGGATATGTCAAAAATTGAACTTGAGGGACTGGACAAAACTACCGCACTTATAAAATTTTATAAAGACGAAGACGGAAAAGTTTATTTTAAAAAGGTTGTAAGGGGCGCAGTTATCAAAGAGGAAACTGATACCAAGTTAACTCATTATCCATTTGCTCTTATGAACTGGGAGGAAAAGAAGAACTGTATTCACGGAATAAGCGAAGTTTACGGACTTAAACCAAACCAGTTGTTCATAAACAAGGCCTTTGCCCAGGCAATGCTTAATTCTATGCTCTTTGCATTTCCCAAGATGATTTACGATAATTCCAGAGTAAGAAAACCGTCAAATACCATTGGCGGAATGATAGGTGTTAACGGAAATATTGAAGGCGCGGTTAAGTATCTTAATCCGCCGTCAGTATCGGGAGATTTATTCAGACTTATTGACCTTACAATTTCTTATACCAAAGAGATGATGGGAGTTAACGATGCATCTTTGGGGAATGTATCAACCAACAATACCAGTGCTTTTATTGCAGTAAGAGAAGCATCAAATGTACCTCTTGATAATATAAGACTGAGATTTTATAAAATGATAGAAGATGCGGGGAGAATAATTTTAGATTTTATTTCTTCCTATTATAAGACAGGAAGGAAATTTTCCTATACTGAAAACGGTCAGAAGGTTATAACAACATTTGACTTTTCTAAAATGAAAGATGCAGTTATTAACTTAAAAGTTGATGTGGGACCGTCATCACAGTTTAGTGAACTTACTTCTATCGAAACACTTGATAAACTGCTTATGGCAGAACGAATTAACTTTACACAATATTTAGAAAGAATACCTGACGGATACCTGCCGTCAAAAGAAAAACTTATTGAAGAACAAAAACTAAATGGAGGAATTAAAAATGAACAAGCAGGAAGTAACAGTTCCCTTATTAGAAATAGTTTACAACGGCAAAACTCTTAATCTTACCAAAGAAGATGCTGTTAAACTTGCCCAAAAGGGAATGAATTATGACAAAGTCGCAGAAAAATGCGAGCAACTTACCAAAGAAGTTGCAAATCTTAAAGAGAAGAATGAAAAAATCACAAAAATTGCCGAAGATTTAAGACTTTCTCCTGATGACCTTATAAACGGTCTTTATGAAGAACAGGAGAGAGAAAATATTTCTCAGTATTCAAAGGATAATAACATTCCGTTTGAATATGCTAAAAAACTAAAAGAAATGGAACTTCAGATTAAGTCTTTACAAAAGGAAAAAGAAGAACTTATTCCTATTAAGAGAAGAAATGAAGAAATCAAGGAATTTAAAAAATTATATCCTGATGTGGACGAAAGAAACCTTGATCCTGAAATTTTAAAAGAGTGGGAACAATCTAAAAGACCGCTTAAGGATATATATAACGAAGTTACATTAAGAAATATTTTAAATAAGAAAAATATTGAAAAAGCAAACGAAGAAAATAAAAATGCTTCTTCAGGAAGTGCGCTCGGAGTGCCTGAAAGAGAAGAAGAATTTACAGACGAGATGATAAGAAATATGTCTGACAAAGAATTTAATAAAAATTTCGCAAGAATTTTAAAACAGTATAAAAAAGGAGAGATATAAAAATGGGAAACGGAATTCAATCAGGAAAAGAGTTAGTATACTCAAGAAAAATAGAAACCGCACGTAAAGGAAACGCTGTTGCGGCAGAAAACTCATATTTAGGTTACACAGACGAAATGAAAAATAAGGGTGACACCATTAAAGTTATTACTTTAGGACAGGTTGACCTTATGGATTATAACGGCGGTAACATCAATTTTGATAACATTGATGACGCATCGGTAAATGTAAGACTTACCGAACAAAAATATTTTGCTAAAAAAATTGACAGAGCAGATAAAGTTAAGACTGATGTTGATTATGAAACTGCACTTTTAGAAGAAGCAGGAAGAAGTATTGCAGTTGATACCGATAAATTTATTTACAAATCAATTTATAACGGACTTAGAAAATCTTCTTCAAATATTATTGATGCATCGGATGCAACAAGCAAAAACATTTTTGATTACATATTAAATGCGCAGACTTTACTTAATATGGCTGATGCACCAACTGACAAGAGAGTTTTGGAAGTTTCGCCTTTAATGTTTGAAAAAATTCAGAAAATGCTTGTTACAACCGATACAAACAACTCGGATATTTTAAGAAAAGGTTTCTGCGGAAAACTTCTTGATTTTGATGTTTATATGACAAACAACATTTATAATGACGGCGAATATGACTACTGTATTGCAAGAACTTCAACTGCTTACGCTTTCGCTCTTACATTAAAAGAAATTGAAAGAGTAAAACCATCACATCTTTTTGCCGATGCAATGAAAGGTCTTGTTGTTTACGGTGGTGAAATCATAAGACCAAAAGAAATCGCTTTAATTAAATTCTCAAAAGGTGAAGAATAAAAGGAGGAGTTTTAAATGAATATAGATACATTATCTTTATATAACAAAAAAAGTGCAGTCGTAGAATTTTCAGAGTGTGATGATCTTATAAGAATTAAAACACCATCTCATGATGAAGGTTTCGGACTTATTGTAAAAAATAACGGAGCATCTGATGCTGACATTATTATAAAAGGCGGAAACAGTGTTCTTGCTATGGGTGACACTTACGTTTTAGTAGACTCAGGGGATACCGTTTTAATAAACTTAAAAGATACAGGAAGATATAAAAATGTTCATGGCGAAGATGCAGGATATATCTTAATTGAAATCGGAAATGCAAGTCCTTCCGATATTGAAATATTTCCTTTTAGTTTATAACTTGCAAGGGAAAATAATGAGGGGATGTTTTAAACATCCCCTTTTTTAAAAGAAGGAGGAATTGATTTGACTATTAACGATGTATATGAAACTTCGCTATATCTTTCTGAAAAATTAAATGATTCAACAGGATTTATTGACAGCGAATACAAAAAACAACATAAGAAAAAGGCAGAATTTTTAATAAAACAGGCAATCAGAAAATTTGCTAAACTTGAAAATATTAGAATAATTGACCCTGATTTTTATTTAGAGGAGGACAATATTCCTCTTGATAATTATATTTTAAAAAATATTATTCCCTGCTACGTTGGTGCAATGCTTTGTGCTTTTGACAGGGAGAATGACAAATACAATCTTTTGATTAGCGAATATCAGAATATGGTTGAAACATATAAGCATGATGAGGAAACAATGGATGTCGATTCTTTATTAGAGGGGATGTGTTAATTATGTATCCAAGACTTAACTACAATCCTAAAAATTACAGAATTGACAGTATAGACGGCGGAATTGTGATAGATAAAAGTGAGGAAAAAATTCCGTATAATAAATCTCCTGATATGCTCAATATGTATTTTAGCGGTAATCTTCTAAAAAAAAGAGAAGGCCAGTTAATGCTCTTTTATGAAGATGATATTTACTCGGTATCAAAAGATGTATTTTACAATCATTTTATTTATCATGCAGGGGACAAGATAAAGGCATATAACTGTGATACCAAAGAGGTTAAAGTTCTTATAGGGAAAGTTAAGGAAAAAAAGGGAACATTCTTTTTATATAACGGAAAAATTTACTATATTGGTACAGGAGAATATTATGTTATATCCTCTAAAGATGAAGAACTTAACTGTTCTGTCGTTTCGGGATATATTCCCACAGTTTTAATAAACTGTAATGAACAAAGCGTGGGAGACAGTTTTGAAGAGTACAACTATCTTACCGCAACTTTCAAATATACTTATAATACATCAAATGCTACGCAAACTATAAAACTTCCTGATATACTGCTGGACAGGGAAAAGGGAATATATGCAATGTTTGACGGGAGAGTTTTATACGATTATACCATTGACTATGATAATGGATATCTTACTTTTCAAACTGCTCTCAGTGAGGGGCATAACCTTTTGGAAATTACATACTTTGGCAAAGATTTAAGTGACAGAAACAAAATTACAAACTGTAAAATTGCAGAAACTTTCGGGGGATTAAGTTCGGGAATAAGCGAGGGGACAAGAATGTTTTTATCGGGAAACAAAGACTTTTCCAACACGTTTTTCTATTCTGAACTTAAAAATCCCGAATATTTTCCCATTAATCAGTTTGAAATAATAGGAGATGATAACGATCCTGTTATGTGCATAGGAAAACAGTATAACGGGCTTGTATTTTTCAAAAAGAAGAGTATATATATTTCTTACTACAATTTTGATGGGAACGAGGTTAATTTTACTCTGTCACGTCTTAACAGTAATGTAGGATGCGATTGCCCTTATACATTGGAAACTGTTGATAACCAACTTGTATGGGTTAACAGTACTTGGGGTGTTATGACACTATCTTCAACCAATATTAAGGACGAGAAAAATGTAAGGTGCATATCCCAGAATATCAATGGTATAAGTTCAAAAAAAGCTCTTCTTATGCAGGAAAATTTACAAGAGGCAGTAGCATTTATAAACAGGGGAAAGTTTTATATTGTAACAGGCAGATATACTTATGTACTGGATATAAGTACAAACTTTTCCATAAATTTAAACGGCGAAAGTTTAAGCTGGTACTTAATGGATAATATAAAAGCGAACGATTATCTTTACTATAACCGCGAGGTTTATCTTGCAGGGGATAGGGGGATTTCATATTTTAAAAATGTTTTATATGATTTTAACCCTGACACACCCATTAATGCGTATGTTAAAACCAAAGCAATAGATTTCGGATGCCCTGAAATTTTTAAGACAATATATGATATTTCTTTTTCGCAAAAAGCGATAAACAACTCATATTTTAAATTATCCTTAAGTGATGAAAACGGGAAAATGGGGAAAGTAAGCGAATATTTTATAAATAAGTTTAATTTTATCAATTTTAGTTTTTCACATTTTACTTTTCTTGATAATATATTTTCATTTGTTTTCAAAAGAAGAATATCAAGGTCAAGAACTAAATATTTAATGATTGAACTTTCAAACGACAAACCCAATTCCCAGATGACTTTATCAGATATAAATATAACTTACTCAACAGAAAGGAGTGCAAAATTCAATGGAATATAAAAAATTTAAATTTGAACCCGAAGAGGGATTTTTGGACAGTAACTTCTATGAAGATACACCGTCAAATGCAAGAGAGATACTTCAAAGGCAACACAATCAGACAAGAGATTTTATAAACGGAATTGTTGACAGACTAAACTCTGAAAATGAGGGAGAAAGCGGACTTGAAAGCATAAAAAGTCCGCAGATTGAGGGCGTTTACGGCAACAATGGTTATGAACAGATAAAAGATGTTAAAAGGCAACTTAACAATGTTTCTTTAAACGAGGTGCCTGATGGGTCGATAAATAATATGAAACTGGCAAATGCCTCTGTCACAAAAGATAAAATAAAGGATAAGGAAATAACAAGTGAAAAATTTTCTGACTCTTGCGTTATCCCTTTTTCTAACGATACAAAGCATATAAACGGCATAAAGGCTTCAGATTATGCACCGATAAGACAAGCAGGTTCTTTTGATACTTTTAAAGAGTATGTAACAAAAACTGATATTTACAGCCTTTATGGTAAAACACATAATAACATAAGATATATTCTTTATAACAAATATATGTATTCACTTAATCTTTTAACAAAAGAATTTAAAAAGATTTCGGATATAGTTATTGACAATTCTTACAAGTTTTTTATCGGAAAGGACGAAAAGATTTATTTAGCTGGTTATTTATCAGAGTCATACATAGGTGCAGCCGGTATCACAATGTATAACAGATATATTGGTATATTTGAATACAGTATAGAATATTCGGAACTTGTGTTAAAAAGTAAAATAAAAGTAGCGGGGACAACTGTTTATGACCAGGTGTGCGATGTGGAATTTGATGGAGAAAATATTTATGTGGGACTTATTAAATTATCAAATCCTGTCTGGCACAGTCTATATAAGATTAAATATGAGGAAATGGAAACCTTAAATGAAGTAAGCGAAATATATGCTTTTTATGCACCGAGGAATGATTATTTATTTTTTTCGGGAGATAATCTTGTATTTAACAACAGGATATTTAAAAATTGCAGTACTGAGGAAGTAGAGGAAATTGAATATGTTGTTTACGGATATGACAGCGATATGCTGCTCGTTAAAGGCTCAAATGTTTTTGCAATTGATAAAGATACACTCGAACCTGAGATAATAAGAACTGAAACTACCGATGACTCAGGATTTATGAATAATGGTTATTATTATAAGATTATTAGCGGATTAATTGTAAAATCAAGACTATTATAAAGGGGGAGATAAGATGAATAATAATTATGACAAAGAACTTAAAGCAAGAGATAATACCAAACTTATAAGCGATACTACAAATAATATTTTAAATTCGGGAAGGGAGATAATAAGAAGCAGCGTTCAGAAAAAGGTAGATGACATTAATAAGCAAATGGGTAAAATACCTCAGCTTTATCAGAATATGAAAAACAATCTGACATCGCAAAACAATAAAGAAATAAAAAGGATGAATGAAAACATAGCCAATACAGGAAATCACAATGCAGGTGGTTATGCAATTTCAAAAAGGCTTAACAATATTAACGAGTACAATAAAAACCTAAGCGATATTGATTCTAAGAAACAGGCAGAACTGTCAAGTTTACAATCTCAAATCCGTGATGCCGATTTTGAGGGAGATAAGCAAATGGCACAACTTAACAAAGAGGTAAGTGAAAAACAACTTGGTTTAATGTTAGATGAGGGAAAGAGAATTGACGATTATAATCTTGATGTTGCAAAGTTTAATGAAACAAAAAGAGTTAACGATGCAGATATTTTAAAGATTGAAAATGATATAGAACTTGATAGAAACGAAGATTTAAGAAAGCAGGAGATTCACGATATCGAAAGTTTATATTTACCTAAAGAAAAAGAACAGGAACTTATAAATTTAGGCTTGAAAGGTGACCTCACAAAAGCACAGATAGCAAGTACCAAAGCTAAAACATATTCGGGTTCTTCCTCAGGCTCTTCGTCATCTAAAAAAGATGACCCTCTGTCTAAAATGTCTGCTAAAAATTTATCAGAAAATATCATCAAGCAAATTGGTTATGTTACTTATGATAACTACGGAAACAAGAAAGAAAAATTTTCAGAAAGTAAAGCCTACGCTCTTTTAATGGGCTGGAAGCAAAAATATAATCTTCCCGATGATGTCGTGAACGATACGGCAATTTACCTTGGTATTCAGGGATATTTTTAAAGGAGGTAAATAATGTATATAATTGAAGTTAAAATATCTGATGACAGATTTGTCGAATGTGAAAATATTTATGCAGGCGAAATCGGTGAAAATAATATAACCAAACTGAAATTTAATGTTCCAGAAGACTATAGGGATTTTTACAAATATTTAGATATTATAAAATCTGACGGGGAAAAAACGCAGACTGTTATTGAAGATATGGGAAATGATACTTTTTATTATACTCTGCCTTTCTCATTGACACAAGGGAAAGAGGTAACATTACAACTTGTGATGAAAAAGAATGAAGCGGTATTTAAATCCAATATATTTATTCTTCGTTTTAACGGAAGCATTGAGGCAACTCAAAAACTTGAAGGCGATTTTCAGGACACAATACAGTTTCTTATGGAAAATAAAACCTCAAAAGAAGAAACAAAAGAAATAATTGAAAAATTAGCTCTTAAAGTTCCTAAAAATGAATTTTATAATTTCTGTATAAAGACCAATGAAGATTTAAATAAAAAAGTCTCAGAAGATGAGTTTTTAACTTTTAAAAATGACAGTTTAAATAAACTGAATTTAAAGGTCAATAAAACAGTTTATGAAGATGACAAAGAAAAACTTAAAAGTGATATTTTATATCTTAAAAATGAAAAAGTCGATAAAATTGACGGTAAAGGCTTATCGGAAGAAGATTATACAACCAAAGAAAAAAATAAACTTATAAATCTTCCGACATCAGACGAACTTAACCTTGAGTTAGACGACATTAAAAATACTCTTTTAAGAAAACTTGATAAAACTGATTTTGAGGAGTATAAAACTAATACCAATAATGCTTTAAATAAGAAAGTTAATAGTTCGGTTTATCTTCAGGATAAAGAAAATATCAATAATCTTATTAATGATTTAAACGAATACGACCAGGAATTATTTAATTTAATTGATGATGCCAATACGCAAATAAGTAACATCAACACATATTTGGGCGATGTTGAAACCGCTCTTGACAATATCATAGAAATCCAAAATACATTGATTGGGGGCGATAGTGAATGAGTATATCAGAAAAATTAGTAACTATTGCCGAAAATCAGGAAAAGGTATACAAAGCAGGTCAATCCTCAATGGTTGACGAATCTAAAATTATCGAAAAAACAGTATCAGGCGAGTATATATCAGTAGATGATGTATCAGAAATTCCTCACGATGTTAAGGTTAATTTGACGAGTGGCGGAGGAAAAAATCTACTTAAAGAAAACAATCTAACTTTTAATTGTATGATGACAAATATAAAAGTAAATTTGATGGCAGGTAAAACTTATACTTTTTCTGCTTTAGTAACTTCTACTGATACAGATAGTGCTTACTGTTTAGTGTATGATGTGACAAATGATAAAAGAATAGATGCTCTTAAGAGAGATGTCCGCTCTTGTGTAACCTTTACACCTTCAAAGGATATTACAACTATATCGTTATATGCAAGCAATGGTTATGCTAACGCAGAAGATGACACCGCAACATTTTCGGATATTATGATTGAACAAATCAGCGGAGAAAACTTATTTGATATAAATAGTAACGAAATAGGTAAAGGTGTAAGAATAGGAATAAGTTCAGGGACTACTTATTCTCAAACAGGCTATAATGTATCATATTATATTCCGGTTGAAGCCAATAAAAAATACATTATATTTAATGAAAGTAACGTACAAGCATATACCTCCTGGTATGACAAAGACAAGACTTATATATCAGGTGGAGGTTGGGGCGTAGGAAAATCACAAACTGCACCTTCAAATGCTTGTTATATACGTTTCGACTACCCATCAACTGATACAAACGTAACATTTTGCGAATTATACGAACCATCACCATACGAACCCTACAAAGAAACCCTAACCGATTATTCGGGGGTTAGTTTAACGAGGTGTGGGAAGAATTTAGCAACCTTATCTGATTATGTAGGAAAAACTGCAACTAAAAATGGTATAACGGCTACGATTATCGAGGGCGGAATAATTCAAGTTACAGGTACACCGACTGATAGTGCAGTAGAAACAGCAATTACTTTATCTTTACCAAAAACATTGCAACTACCCGCAGGAAATTATGCGTGTGACCCCAATGTTGTTTTATCTTCTAATCTTGTGAGAGCATTCTTTGGGACATATTCAGTTGCTGGGAAATGGATTAAAAATTTTCAAACCGAAGCGAATTCTATAGATGTGCCTTTTTATGCGAGTAATATTACAGTATATATAAAAGCAGGAACTGTTACAACGGAAGTAAATAAATTACTACCTTTAACACTTGAAAGAGGAAGCAAATTCACTTTAACCGAATACGAACCATTTAAAGGACAAACCCTAACCGCCAATGCAGACGGAACAGTCGAGGGGGTAAAAAGCACATCACCGTATATGTATATGACGACTGATAACACAAATGTAACTATCAATGCAGAGTATCATAAATCGTATGGTATGCAAACAGAATATGACAGGTTTTGGGAGAGTTTTCAGGATTTTGGACATAGAACTGATTATACAAATGCATTTTCAGGCATTGGATGGGTTAATGAAATATTTAAACCTAAATATCCAATAGATAGTCCGTTAAAATACAATCAGTTATTTAGGTTTGCATTCATTACTCACATAAATTATGATTTGAATTTAACAAAAATGACAAACGCAAATTTGGTATTTGATAGTTGTACAAAGTTAGTTAAAATTCAAAAAATCATAACTAATGAAAATGTAACATATACGCAATGGTTTGGTTGGTGTATTGCACTTGAAACAATTGCTTTTGATGGGACTATAGGAAAGTCAATAGACTTTCAATATAGCACTAAATTAACCAAAGCA